GAGGAGGTCTACTATGGCTAGGATGCTGTCCACAGTGGACAATCCTTACGATCCAAGAACTTCATGGGACGAATGGTTTGCTTTTGACACTGCCCACGGCTACGGTACCTGTGGCCTCCTAGCCAGGCTGTGCACATCAAGCGATTCGTTAAGTGAAGAACTTGAAATCGAAGAAATTGAAAATGCAATTGATCGAATTCTCAATCTTGATGGAACAAATTTCTATCAAACTTTTGAGATCGATGATTGAAAAAATAAAAATTTCTTCGTCGACCCGGGGGAGGGGGGTCTCGCATTTAGGCCCCCCACCCTCATCGCCGCCCCCTCCATATTTTCCCCGGAGGGATATTTGGAAAGCCAATGGGGGACTAGGTTCTAGGGCCCACAGGAAGTTTCTCGTGTGCTCCTTTCTTCCTGCTGGTCTCGCTCACAACGGGCCCTAGAATCTAGCCCTCA